GTAAAGCTCGACGCTTACAGTCCCTGTAGCATTGGTTGCAGCATCCTTGATACTTGCGTACACATCCAGTGATCCGCCAGGGTCAGTACTTTGGCCACTTACAAACTCCCAAGCAAGCTTACCAGCATTTGCAGCATCTGCCATCACAGTTGTAGTTGTGGTAGCAGCACTCAAAGCCAGGCCGTTGTTAATTGCATCAGGGTCAGAGGTCACATTGGAGTTAACCGAAGCCAACCCAAGATCAAGCGTTGGACTGCCAGAAGTCGCCAAATCATCATTGTAAATCAGACCAGTTGGCAAAATACGAGCATTGGACGGAATACGGCCAAGCTTGACGGTTACACCTGAAGCCGAAGCCGCAAGCTCAATAGTCGAACAAATCAAAGCTTTTACAGTTTGACCATCTCCCTTTCCTGGGATCAGATTGGTACCCGCTTTGCGTTGTGTTGCATCGTTTGTAAAAGATAAATCAGCCATTGGACACCTCCTTAGCTATCAGCGGCGGCACTGTGGAAAGAAGTAATCATTCCGTGCTGCTTGTTGTTGTAAAATATTTTTTTGATGTCGTGCTTCATTGTGACACCAACACCGGCTTGATGACCATAATCATCCTCCTTACGTCGTCTGAATTCGGCCATTTTACCCATCCCAAACGCTATAGATTGAGCACCACATAGGAATCCAACGCCTACACGGCTTGAAGAATCACCGCCTGTAGCCAATGAATCACCTGTAGCATTGGCACCCCATGCACCGTCATACCAGTTGCCAGAGCCATCACCATCAATAAAATGGTCAATCTCTGGGATTTCCTTGATGATCACCCCATCATAGACAAGGTCGCCACCAGTCCACAAAGGGTTTGTGTCGGCATCGCGCGGCATCGCGTTTTGATGCTTGGTATCAAGATCTTCGCGCAAATCACGGAAAGAATAAGAACCAGTGTAAAACACAAACCAAGGTTCATCGCCTTTGATAATTGAAGGCCTAATCAAAGGCGAGGCTTGCTTGGCTAAACGCTTAAGCAAGCTAATCATTGATGCGTCCAGCTTGTCATTAGTTGTATCAATAGTTGCTAATGAAGTCGTATGATTACCAGAAGTGTTATTGCTCTTTGCAGCACCGTACAAAATACGGTCTTGGTTATTGGTGTTCCATGTGTCCATGTTGCCTGCACTAGCTGCGGTAGAACCCGTTGCACCTTCTGCACCGCCATAATTGTAATACGTACCACCAGCCTCAATACCACCAAGGGCTTGAATGATATGATCTCGTTTCTTCTCCATTGTCCAATTCATAAGATTTGGACGGGCTTCCTGGAAAAGATCGAACTCGGAAAGCTCACGCTCTTCTTGATCGATCAAATGGCCTTGTCTGTAGTACGTTGGCCGCGTGTTGAATTCAAAGTTATCTAGTGACGCCTCATTCCCAACAAGTGAGGATGAGCCAGATACACCATTGCCGCCAGTCTTAGCGACCAACGCAATAGACGTTTTCTTTAAATCACGGTTTGTTTGAATGATAGAGTTTTCATTGTTTCCGATTGCTGGACCGAATCGGCCCTCTCTAACATACTCACGTCGCACAGCGGATTGGAACCGTGTTACTTTATTCGCCGACGAAATTGTTGAACTAGTCATCTTGTGACTCCTTACTCAAATAATGATTGAATAGTATCCAGGGCTTTTGCCTCTGGTACATTCTTTCCTGTTTTGCTTGCCAAAGATGGTGATAAAGCGTTTTCCTTCTCCATTTCTTCCTTTAGCTCCTTACGAAGCTCTTCTCTAAGCTCTTCCTTGTATTTTTTAGCCATTGCGGACTTAGTTTTACCTATATCCTGAATCTCTTTAAACTCCTTGTATTTCTTAGCTTGCTCATAAGCAAACTTTGCCTGATTCGGTGCCTTTTGGGCTTCCTGTAGTAAAACTGGGTTGTCTCTTGCTATCTCAATAAACGAGACCTCCATTTCTTCATAATCGTCATGAAATTCCATCATCATTTCTCTAGCTAATTCTAATTTAGCATTAGCTAAGTCCTGCTGATTTTCATTTCTGATTGCGTCCTTAAATCCTGTTTGATCTTCAAAAACGTCCGGTACTTCTTCCTTCGGTTTCTGTAATTCAGATAGCTTCCGCTCTAGCTCCTGCCGCTTATTACGCTCATCCTTCACCGCTTTTTGTGCCCATGAGGGCATGTCTTTGAAATCTTCGGACGTCGTCTCCTCTTCCTTGCTCTCTTCCTCCAATTTAGCCTCTTCCGGCTCGGCTACTTTTTCTGCAACCTCCTCTTCTGCGCTAACTTCTTCGACCGTTTCAACTTCTTCAACTTCGGTTTCAAAAACCGATTGCAATTCACTCATGTCACCTCTTCGACCTTTTAGGAGTCGTCCCGTTTAATCGACCGTTGCCCGTCGTCGGCGTTTGACCTCTTTGTAACTTGGATTATTGGCGGCTTTTGATGATAACCAGGCGTTTAATTCCACAACATCACCGCATTCCACCATATCACCTGTATAACATCTTACCTTACCGTTATCGGTTTTGCCAATATATTTGAATCTCTTCATCTGTTTCACCGTTATACACCGTTGTTCTGAAATGGCAATTCACTGGCTTTAGTGATGCGCTCTATTGCGCTTGCTTCCTCATCCTTGGTCTGAGCACCTTTAAGCTGTACATCTGCCATGTTCTTCGCTGTTTCGGATTGAGTCTTTTGCAATTCGCCTTGAACCATTGCCTGCTGTAATTCTTGTTGCTGCTGCGCCTGTTGCTGCGCGGCCTGCTGTGCCTGCTCGTTGCCTTGGAATTTCTCAAGTATCTGCTCTTTATTCTTGATTGTGCTAGCCATTATCAACGCCTCAAACATTTGAGGATCAGCTCTTGTTCCTGCCAAACTTGCCAATGTGTCAAACTGCTCCTGCTGTAGAACCGCCGTATCGGGTGCCTCTTCTATAACGATGTCCATATCTAGCTGTTTAACATCGTTTCGAGTCTCGACCACATCGCCCATGCTCGGGTCCTGTTCCACCTCCTGATCAATAAACGCATTTACCTGATCCCTGTTAATCTCTCTAAGCTTGTCAATATCCATTCCAGACTGCCGCTCTAATTCCTTTTCGACTCTCGTTACCGGGATATTTAGTCCTATAAACCTCATCGCGTTTTCATTGTCAGTCACACGAATCCATTTCTCCTTATCCCAGTATTGCTTAATTCTTAGCCATATCTGCGTGTAAATGCGGCGTTTCCATGATGAATGTCTAGAGAACACCCTCGCCAACTCCGTCATGCCGCCTTGCTGTCTAGCTAAGAATGCGCGCCCAGAGATAGCGCCCTCAGTCCTGCCGGTAAGCTCTGGGTTGACTCCGATGGAATCGATAGCATTCTGAGCATCTTGATAAAACGCTACCTGTGATTGCCCCAAATCCTGTTGATTATCTATTTCAACCTCTGAGTTTGGCATTTTCTCAATGAATGCCATTCCTTTCCTGAACTCCTCAAGGACCTGATTCCTACTTAGATCACCAAAAGCCCCCTTTTCCGCGACAATAGTTTTGGAACCAAGCAGAAATAAAGCCTTGGACCTGCGGTGATTGATTTCATCCTGGACATCGATTAATCTCTGTGTGTAGCCGTATCTGTTATTATCTCGATCCATATAATGAGATTCAAGCTCAATCGGACACATCGGGTCTCCGTTTTCATCTTCATAAGCGCTATCCTCTGAGTCGATGATAACGAAATTACCCGAATAGAAAACCTCTTTCCAAACCCCGCCCTCAAGATAGAACTCGTGGTTCACCCTTATTCGCTCTAGCTCGCTGTCACGCCAAACCCCAGCAGAATCTCTTGGCCTATCTTCAAAAGTTTCATCCTCAAAATAGTTTTCACCGACAAGATTCCTAATCTCATCTTCACGCTTTGGATTAAGCTTTACAGCATCATCTACATACATCCATATAGTCGTACCGATGAATGCCGCGTCACTGAAATCATAAGCTCTCGAGTGTGGATCATAATACGTTCGATCCCACCGATATTGCTCAAGCTTAACCTGATATTCTTTGCCTACCTTTTCAACAACAACAGAAGCACCACCACAACCCTCAACTAAACAGTCTTCAAAGATATCAGAAGCCATTTCGTCAAAATCACTTTTCAGCTCAACATATCGCAAAGCGTCGGTTATTACTTCCGCCGCCTTCTCATCGTTTGGATTGACCGGGTAGGCCTTCGGGTCTGATCGTCTTTCAACCTCAAGACCCACAATGCCATCAACCTTTTTACCAAATTGATCAAAGACTATCGGGTTTTGCCCTCGTGACTCAATCTTTGCCGCTTCCGATGTAGTCCACTGCTTTAAATCTCTATAGTCACGCCGCTTTTCAGCCCGCACTCGCTCATCTTCAGTTAGATTCAAAAAGTTCTGAAACCGCTTTCTAAATTTCTCTGAGCTTTCGCCTGTTGGAGGTGTTAGTTTGTTCGCCACGAGCTCTCCTCTTCTTCGTCCCAACCATAGCCGTCAATGGGTTGTATTTCGGTCTCGACTGTCTCTAATATTGCTGGATGTGATGAGTTTACAGCCATTCCGATTAACGCGCAAACATCTACAGCGTCATCATAAGTGCCGGCTGGGAATTTACAAAGCTGCTCAATGAGTCTATCGCCCCAATCACTGTGGGGAATATGAACCATTCCCGAACTAGCCAGTCCTTGAAATGATCTAGCCATACTCACCTTGTCACTACTTCTTGTAATCCATTCCATTCGCATCCATATTTTTTTTGCTCTAGATCTCATTGTTTGGAAGGGCTCCACTGCCCTTCGTATGACTCCAGACTCACCAAATGACGCATAGCAGTCATGTTTTTTGTATTGATTTAACTGCTCATCAATCCATACATCTGTAGTTGTTTGCCCATACCACCACTCCACAGCCCATAAATCACCGTCATTACATAACCCCCAGACACCAAGTTCAGTGAAATCACCAGCGTCCTCTTTTGTAGCGAAATCGCTAGATTGGTAATTATTCGTTTTGGGCTTATCATCAATCCTAAAGCGCTTAAACCACTCTCGCTTGAAGAACGTTCCCTCTTCAAGTGTTGGCTTCTGCTGATATAGACTTTGCCATTCCCTTGATCCACCTTGTATTGTAAGCGCCTTCTTTATGCGCTCCAATGACTCAAGCGGGTACTTTGCGGGCCACAACGCCTCACCTGCATCATTGATCGCTGGTAACTCTAATATGTCCCATTGATCCGCACCGTCTTCCATGTCCTTCAGTAGTCTACCGCTTAGGTCATCTTCATGCCATCTGGTCTGTATGATTACGATAGCACCCTCAAAAGCTTCCCCCTCTGCTTCCGCTTGATGCCAGTCATTCCACAAATCATCGTCGTCCAGCTCTGTGAGTGAGCCCTCTAGACGTGTATATGCTGTTGACAGATACCATTTGTAAGTTTTATCTCTAACTATCTCACTGTCTGCACTCTCACGGTCCTTGAATGGATCATCAATAAGTAGCACATTTGCGCCTCTGCCCGTGATAGCGGTCCCTACCCCAGCAGCAACATAACCACCACCAACATTAGTATGCCACCGTCCCGCCGCCGCGCTATCTTCAGCGAGCCTTGTTTGGAATAAATTATTGAAAGACTGGTCTTTAGTGATATTTCGAACCTCACGTCCAAAATCACCAGCCAGCTCGCTATTGTATGATGCTGCAATGATTGATTTACTGGGGTTTCTACCGAGAAACCAAGACGGGAATCTCCTAGATGCTAGCTCAGACTTACCGTGGCGAGGCGGCATGAATATCATAAGCCTCTTAATTTCTCCACGCTCTACCTGCTCCATCCTCCCTGCTATTAAATGATGGTGATCCGCAGGTATGTATCCTTGTTTTGTGTATCGAGCAAAATCTATGAGGTTCTCTCGTGCTCTTCTGCGCTTAAGTAGCTCCTTCGCTGCATCACGCCGATTCAAGCAGTATGACCTTTAATTGTGCGTCTGTAAGCTCGCCTGCTTTCTTATACTCATCTGTGCCGTCTATAACCTCTGTGACCTTTATATCGGGTAAATATTTAGCCATTATCTTCAACCGCTGAGCATTCGCTTCCTTGTATTTTGCGAGTTCATTAGCGAAAGTATCAGACTCAGGGTCTAGCCCCTCTATTTTTTTTAGATTATCAATAAGATGCTGTACGCGACACTGCTCTGCAAGCTGCGCTCTTAAAGCCTCTTGTCGTAGTGCTCTATTCTTTTGCGCTCTAGTCTCTGCCATGCTTATTTACTCATCTTTCAATCGTAATAGTTCTTTATTGATGTATAACCGCGCTGGTTGCTTTTTAGCCTATCCTCATCAGTCATTGTTGCGCCTTCTTTTCCCTTATTCGTCTCAACGCTGTTTTGTTTTTTTAGCTCATCCATCTTGTCTGACATACATTCTATCATATTCACCATTTATGTAAAATAACCATTGACAGTGTCATGACACCACACTACAATGTGTTATATCGACTAACGAATTGGAGCAAAACTACAATGTTTATATCAACTAACGAATTTGAGCAAAACAAAATAAGCAAGCAACTTGAAAGAGCTAAAAAGAATCTGGCCAAAGCAGTCACTGCTCTCGATTCTGCTTTGGAGAGATATACAGCGATGTGTAAAGCATCTGACGGTCGTGATGCTAACGAATACCGCTGTCTATTGGCGTCTAGGACTGTAGAAGCTCGATTCAACGACTGGACATCTGCAATGCATCAAGTTAGAGACACCGAGGCGCGTGATGAACTTTCTAAGAATCCTAAAAAAGAAGTTTATGGTGACATTCGAGATGAATTTTAAACCTTTTAACAAACCAACAACCGAGGGCAGGCAAATGAGCGCATTAATCACTATCACAGAAGAACAAAAAAATCTAGATTTCGAGGAGCTTAAGAACTTAGGATCGTGGGACAATGCCAAAAGATGGTTCCCAATTGACCAAATTGAAGATTATTTTGGAAGTATTCGCTATCCATCCAGAACCTGGAATAACAGTTATTTCAATGCTGCAAAGACTCAAAAATTCTTAAAATGGCTGAAATCAAACCATTCAGATCTCATAAAGATAGCTCAATAATTACAAACAAGAATAGCACTAACTACACACAACGCCCCCTAGGCCCCTTGATTGGGGCTTTTAGGTGAAAGCATACAATCCACTAACTACAAATGGAGATTTTAACAATGGCTTTAAATAACGCGGAGAGAAGCAAGAGAAAGCGTGAAGAGATGTCAAGACAGGGGGAAATGGTTCTATCTATTCGAATTCGTCAAGAGCACGAAAAAGAGATTAGAGAGTTTATTAGGCTGATTCACAATAAAACCCCCTATTAAAGGGGGTACTTCTATGCCGCGCATCAAGATTATAGCACAATATCTCAATGTTAGCCTTTTTTGAAACAAGTTCAGCACTCAAACTCAGGACTGTGCTCATCTATGGCTAGACCGTCCCAGTCTGAACAGTAGTGCTTTTTATCTATCAAATCTCAACTTCTCGTGGTCCACTTCGCTATCATCTATTAAGATTCCGCCCATCGGCGTTGTTTTAATATTCTCATAACAATTCTTTTTAACCGCAGAAATTGACTGTTCAGAGAGCGGTAATTCAAATGGCGGTGGGCCCTGACTGGGATTAAACTTGGCCTTAACTACAGGCAAACCCCCACTAAAAAACTCCTCTAGCTCTTGAGCCTTGATGCCTGCCAACAGAAACTCGCTAGCGTACCAAACGTTCGGGATAATCCGCAGAGCACGAAGCAGGTTTATCCCAAAAACTTTAATCTGCAAGACTTTTTTATTTGTCACGTTAACATGCCCCCATTTTAATTTATCACTCACAATACACCCCCAACAGCACCAGAACTGCTAATAAAACCCACGTGTCTACGCTCAAATTTGCAGCAATTAAAACTATTTCGCCTAAGGCAGAGCATATCTTATTCCTAATCCATATCGCTATTTTTTTCATATTCACGCTTGGGCCTCTTGATTTAATTTAAATTTAGTTTACACTATTAATTAATAATTAACAAACGAGGATTTGAAAATGATTAAGGCGAATTTTAAAGATGCTAAAACAAAGGTGGATGTCGCAGCGCTGCACGAGATAGCGCTAGGCGTATTTGTTGATCCAAGCATGGTTATAACGGTTCGAACATTGATTACCGGAGGAACATCACTGCAGGACAGAGAGACACTTCATTCAAACTCAACGATGCAAATAATACTAGAAGACTGTGAAATATCACTCACCATCTCCAACGCTGGCACAACTCAATATGACCTAATTGAAGCCGTTGAGGAATCAAAACAATGAAAATTGTCAATCAAGAAACAATCAAAATCGAGGCTACTGGAAAATATTACTGTCAAATCAAAATAGAAGAGAGCGGCAAAGAACGGACACTCATGGGCACTGGCAAAACAGCTTCAGCAGCTCAAGCTGATGCACGGAGTAACAAATGATCACATTCAACGACGCGTATGTCATTGCTCTGACATGTCTATTCTCAATCAACGAGGGCTTAGAAGCTGAAACTATCGAACAGGCGCGGATTATAGCGCTAAATGCAGTGAAAACTTTGGAGAGTGTTAAATGATTACGTTAAGACAGCATCCTGACGACAGCGACAAAGTAGAGATTGTTACCTTAAAAAAAGGTGGAAATGAAGTCAAATTTGTTTGGGGAGTGGTATCAATCGACATAATGGACGAGATTGACTACGGTAGAGAGCCCGTGCCATTTCCGAACAACTCTGAGCAATATGACATCTTTATGGCTGAGGAATCTACAGGTTTTTGATATCGACCGTGAAAGTTCTTTCGAAAGTTCTCGGAGTGGAATTGGTTGTAACTATAGTTGTCTTTATCTCTGCTTTAGTTCCATCAGTTCCACCGCTCACCCAGATTGTGACCACATTACCACTAACTGAGCTAGAATCTATTGTGATATCAGTGCCAACAATAGTCGCAGTGCTAATAACATCAGACTGCAACAGACCCTTGAAGTTTAACGTATAATCAACTACATCTGCCGGGTCTTTACAAAATGTAAGTGTTTCTGCCCACCTCATAAATCAATCTGCCTGTCTTCGGAATTATAAAATATTTCTCGATTTTGATTAGTATAAACAATATCTCTACTTTCTGAAGCAAAAAAGATATCATCTTTTGACGTTCTTGCAAGAGTGGTAACAACCGCCTCGGCTGCGGCAAACCCCATATTCATTAACCAAGCGAGCATATTACACCTCGACGTAACTAAAGCACCCGTGAACAGCAATGGCAGCAGACAGTTCTAGGTTTAGCAATGTGTTATCCGCCGTCTCAAACCAGCCGCTTGGGTTGAATGGTAAGGTAAATCCTGAATTTGCTACAAGCGGCATTTGTCCAGTCAATGCTGTGCCGGATGCACCCGATTCGAACCTAGCGTTAACTGTTCCTGCACTGATCATAAATGCAGATAGAACCCGAATCTTTATGCCTGCCCCTGCTGCTGCTTGCAGAGTGTTGTCGCCGCTCGATGAGTCATTTATCACACCAAACTTAATGACGCTTGTAGCATCGGGTAAATTCGTTGTCTTTAAATTACCAAATTTATCAGATCTTAAATTTGTGTAATCACCATCAACCGGCGTTATTGCCGCTTGCTCGTCGTCTCGAACTGCAAGCATTGCAACACCTGTGTCTGTGCTGCCTGCGGCGGTATCAACTGCTTTACCTAGATTTGTGGCTGCTGTCCCAGGTACAACACTTAAAACGTCAACATCTCCAATATTGTTGGTTCCTGCCGGAAGTGAACTTATAACATCAATCTGAAGGTTTCCGGCTGTATCCGTCGCTATTCTTTGAGCATTTGTACCGTCGTGACCACAAACCATACTACCCTGTGTAGGGCTCGTGCTGCCGTCTGTGGCTACTACATTGTCAAGCAGTTGCAGAGCTGTCAATGCTGCGCCATCTTCTTGTACAGCAAACGTTCCAGCGTTAGTAGTGGCCACTGTTCCATCTACAGTTAAAGAGCTTCCGCCATCGTCTACGCTAAGAATACCTGTAGAATTATTAGCAATAGTCACTCTTATCGCTGCGGCCTCTGTTCCACCGCCGGTAACGCTAAGAGCTGCATTGTCAACTGTTAATGAACCGCCATTGTCATCAACGCTTAGAAGACCAGTAGAATCACTTGCTAGAGTGACACGCATTGCCGAAGATTCAACACCCCCACCTGTGACACTTAAAGCCGCATTATCGACTGTTAATGAGCCGCCAGCATCATCTACCGGTAGAGGATTTGTATCCGAAACATCAGTAGCGGAACCATCTGCACCATACTGAACTTTGACCCGCTGGTGATGGGTGCCGCTTATATCATCAGCTGCAAGCGTTGCACCGCCTGAGCCAGTATTTAAAGTTACATTATCCGCCATTACTTACCCACTCCCAGTAAAGCCAAGCTGCCAGCTGTTAAACCAGCTACGCCTCCAGCATCTTTTACACTAAAACACCCAGTTACAACAGAATCCGCCGTTCCATCGCTGTTCATATCTACAGTCCATTGATACGCCTCGCTGGCACTTGCAACCGTCGTGTCCTCTGCTACACCGAGTGAAGCACTTTCACCGTTCGTACCCTGATCTATCAGCGTCGAACTTGCTGGGGCTGTATGTGTTGGATCAGATACGGAGCTAGTTGAATCTGCTGTGCCAACATAAGTAAATCCCAACTCACCAGAGGCGCCGCTCAGCGTTGAGCTTATAGTGCCGCCTTCAGCCAGCCCTGTGCTTGTATTGCTGCTAAAATTCTCCAGAGGCGTGGTTTGGTCGCCGTCAGAAAGCTCTACAATCATAAATGGGCTAGATAAAGCTGTTGAACTCCACGTAATCTCTACAGTGTATGAGCCGCCTGACGCGGGCAATTCAGTGTCTATAAAATAGGCTACAGCTGTGCTGCAAGCCTGCCCACCATCCACGCTTATATTCTGCCAGACCGTTCCAGACACACCGTCAACTGTGCAGTCTGTCATCGTCCGCACTGCACCTCGACGGCATGACGCAACTACAAATAGTACCCTATCATTACCACTACCGTTTACTACAGTGTATGAGCCGCTCTTTGTTGTTGAGCTTGATCCACTGGGCTCAATTAATAGACTGCTTACAGTTGCGACCATATTTAGCTCACAATTAGCGCATTAATTGCGTCTAAATCGGACTTTACAGCGGCGCGCTGTCCAGCCGTCAACGACGGGTAGACTATATTTCCACCAACTCTATTCATTGTTGGGTCCAAAAACAATGCTTGATTCGTTTCAATTAGATCCAACATAGTCTCAACTGAGACTACAATTGCCACAAAATCTGCTCTTATTGTTGCCACATCGTCACCGCTGCCGGTGAGCCATGATTGCTGCATTTCAGCTGCATTTTGTGAATTCACAGCATCATTGATAACATTAATGTATGCAATTGACTG